AAACATTACACTGCTTATTGATCCTAAGGGTTCTGGCGTTGTTAACGTTCCAGCATCTTATAAAGACAGAGCAGGGTTTGGTACAAACTCACTCGTAACAAAAGAATATGTTGATGAAGTTTCATCAACAGAAACTTATGCGCGACGTGCGTCGTTCACAGCCAATAGTTCACTTACTGAATTTGCAGTAGGTACTATTAACTCAGGTACAACAAACTATATTAATCGAGTAACAGTAGCCGTTACAACTGCTTTAAGCGGTGGCAACGTATCTGGCGTTCGACTACATGATGGTACAGCGTACTTGACCGCTCTAGATGATTGTGATACATCAGAAACAGGAACTTATGTTATTGATCTTCCAACATCAACAGTAACAGCCGCAAGTGCAACACTTACAGCAAAAATTGTTCGGGCCAACGGCACAACTGCCGCCACTCCAACAGCAGGCGTTGTAGTAGTAACAGCACAGTGGGTGAAAGTATAAGCGTTAATTCGCTAGTAGCGGATTAACTGCTACGAATTTAAGGAGCCTCGGGGGAAACCCCGGGGTTTTCTTTTAATTCTCTTTGAAGAATAGAGGTAAGTTTGTTAACATTATTTTTGTTTTGAAGGATAAGTTTAGTGCCAGCATGTAATGGTCTCGGCCACGCTCCAATTTTAACCCAAGCATAACCGTCATTTTCATCATTTAAGATAGGATGGAATTCACTATTAATTATACTAACAAAACTTGCATATTTAAATGCTTCGTCATTGCTAACAAAATTATCTAAAGGATATGTTTTAAGAATTGTTGGAACAAAAATAAGTTCTTCTTTAAGTTCACGCTTTAGTGCATTACCTAAAGATTCTCCTTTTTCAACCTTCCCACCAAAGAAACTCCATGTTAAAGGATGGGAACCTCCTGCACATCGAAGTCCTAACATTACACGTTTTGTTTTTAAACTTAAAAATATAGTACCTACGGCTTCAATCACTACTATGGGCCTTTGTTTTAAATGAACACTTGTTACAAGTATATATACATTCTGTCGTTTCGTAAAATAATGACCCGAAAAGGCATGCCGGACACTGAATCAATGTTGGCCTTAATTTGTTTAATTTACAATTCGCCAGAAACCTGGATAATATCTTCCTTGGTAAGAATTCGCCCATTGGGTACCGTTCCACTTAAACTGTTCGCCAGTAAAGTTATTTTGAATATATGTTGGCCCGTCTGACACTGATGAATCAAAATGTATTACCCAATTACTACCATTATATGATATAATATCATTTTTACCTGCTACTAAAATTCCCCAACCATCTGTTACATTTTCGGCACCTGATGCACCAATGTCATCTAAAATAAGATATTTTTGAGTTATATTGGCCACCGGCAACGTACCATCATCGGGATAAGATACATGTGGATTGATCACCGCATTCACTGTAAGATCAGTTCCTGGTAATGTATCAACGTCGACTGTAAAGTCAACAACATTTGCTGATTCAGTAGTTGAAATTGTTCCTACAATATCGTTTGGATTTGTGTCTAATTCTGGATCTGATTGTAATCGCAGTCTAATTTGAGTTACATTATTAGTTAAGCCGCCATAATCTAATAAGTATTTCGCCCAATCGAAAGCACCGCCCTCGCCATCATCATTGATTCCAGCATGACTTAATAATTGTATTTGTGGAGGAGTTCCTGCTACTACTTTAATAGAAGTATTTTGAGGGGTTATAATTTGTCTATTTAGATATGTTGCATCACCAAAAAAATCAAATGCATTTGGATCAAAATCGGCGTCCATATTCTGCGTTCTTGCAGTAATTTGTTCAATTAATTTTTGTTGTGTTATTTTAACTGGAGGACTAATCCATATTGGCATTGTAAAAGTTATCGATCCGACATCTATTTGTGAATCAATGCCCTGAGGAACTCCGCGAGATGACCAACTAATATCTGTTAGTTCGACTACAGTCAACGCAGTCCAATCTAAAATATTTGTATTTGCTTGTAATTCAATTGCTGGATTAAACAGTACTAGTATTTGTTCCATTAATTGTAATTTTTGATCGGTGTTACTAGTCCATATATCTACTTGCATAGTTAATGTATATGGTGTTGGCATTAACCGTTCGACAGTATACATGTTGCCAATATCGTTAGTATATTTTCCTGTTTCTTGATCAAATTTACGTTCAGTAATCTGTACTTGTTCAGTATATTGCGGATCAAGTGTTCTTGATCTATCTGGTTGTAATGTTAAGATATTTGATGTAATAAACGGACAAGAATTAACAACATTTTCGCTGTTATTTTTAAGAATATGTCCAACCATTCTTTGCATATCGGCATATCGGCATGGAACTTTAAGAAATTTTTCTATGCCGTCTTTTCCTCTACCTGTTTTGATTAGCAAGCCACCAAATAATCTCATGAACTGCAGAATATATCTGCGAAATTGTTCATCATAAAAATATCCTGCTTCGTTATATCTGCTTGCCATTTTAGAAATCTGCCTTTGGTTTTACTGCTTTGCTTATACCTTGTTTTGAAGGTACCTCAGCCTTTGTATTACCATCTATAATCATATTAGTATTTTGTATAAAATTACGTAATACTGCACTAGCGGCCGCCCATGTTCGGCGCTGATCATCTTCAATTTTAATCCAATGCTCTCCAGTTTTTTTAAATAACCTATGTGGTGTAAAATCTGTACGCAAATAATATGCGCCTTCCGTGGCATTTGTTGGAAATGTTGCGCCACTTCCAACCACTGACGCATCGTTATTGGGCACAGCATCTGAAATAAATACGCCTTTTTTGCCATCAACAGGATTGAAATATAAATGTGCAGTATCAAATCCATGTCTCGGAACTTCGTTTTCTGCCTGTTTAAGTATCTCTTCGCTAATATCAATTTCAGCGTTATATGTACTAAGTATATGTTTTAGGTCATCGGCGTTATCGCCGTCGCCTAGAATATCGCGGTATTCTACAGTATCTTGTAATGCTTGACATTTAACACGTATTAAATGCGGCCACCAATTCGCATCAAACCCGCTCGCTTCCCTTATTATATCTTCAATGACATAAAATTTACGAATAGGTCCTGCTGAATTGTCAAGGCCTGTGTCGTCTTCTAAATGTGGGAGCTCTAAAACATCACCGCTCATTAATTTGCGACCTAACACAGTCATATGATCATTTAAATGGAATGTCATATAAATGTTATCAGCAGTTAAAAATAAACCAAATTGTGTTAAGTCAAAATCGTTATCTTGTGGTTGATATACCCCTCGCATGTCATATATGATTTCGTCATATTTACGATCTCTGTTTTCTAAGAATAATAAATCTTGTATTTTTGTTTCTGCAACAATGTTTTTAGAATCTGTTGATTTTCTTTTAGCATAATTGGGTTGTGTTGCATCCTCTTTAGCAACACTACCGTCTGGGTTAATTGTTTCACCTTGATCATAGACACCTACATACTTGTGTATAAAAACACCAGTACCACCGGCATAAATGTGTTCACCAACAATCCGGTCGATAAATTTATAATCGTTACCTTTGTTAGGCTTCCAAAGTGATAATCGTGGCATATATGTAACCTCTTTATTGTATTTACCGTTTTCTAATGGTTGACAAGTCGAGAAAGATAGTCTATCATATATAAGTACATAAAATCATTAGAGGACCTTATGGCTATTCGTAAAACAATTAGAAAATCTAAAAAACGTAAATTTCGTAAAAAGACTGACTTTGGAGAGGTCCCCAATTGGGTAAACTTTTTGACGGCCAGCCCCGATAATAGGGCCATACATGTATATCATTCAGATTCTATGCAATGGTATAATTATAATCATAATGCAAAAGATTTTCGTAAAGATGTTGAATTATATTTAAAAAAGCAAAAATATTCTAAAAAAGATATTAGTGCTTGGAAAGCCGCAGAGAATTGGCGTACAGGCGTTACTGTTTCAAGTTTATGTAAAATGATGAACGAAGGAATGCCTGAGTTTATACCTAATCCTTATAAACAAGATAAACAAGATAAACAAGATAAACAAGATAATCAATATGATCATTCATATGATAAAGAGTGGGAGTCAACATCAGGACATATATGGATTCAAAAAAAACTTGACGAAATAATTAAAATTGGAAAAAAAGCAATTGCTGAAAATAAAGTAATAGAAAAAGAAAATAAATTAAAAGTACCTCCAAAAACAATTCAAGAACGTATGCGCGAAAAACTTCAAGAATTTCTAGAAGAAACCGAAGGTGCAATAGAAGATTTTTTATATGGCGCCACGCCTTTTATATCAGATTATAGTATGTATAAACATCTTACACATAAAATGTTGCCTCCTAAAATAGCATCACAAATTATTAAAATATATGAAGGCGAGGCCGCTGAGTATTACGAATTAGCAAATCCTTATACAAAATCGCAATTAAAAACAATGACCGAATATGAGCAAGAATATCATGCACAATTGTTAGAGGGATATGCTCACATGACAAAATCTCAAGCAAAAAAACTTTCTACATTTTATGAAACTATTATTGCTGATGTTAATATGTATGTTGATTCTGCTAAAGTAAAAAGAACACCTCGTAAAAAGAAAACACCGTCAAAAGAAAAGTTAATAGCAAAACTTAAATTTAAAACAAATGACGAAAAATATAGGATAGCAAGTATTAATCCAATGGATATTATTGGTGCTAACGAACTATGGGTTTTTAATTGTAAAACACGTAAGATTGGAAAATATATAGCATCAAATACTGATCCCACAGGACTTAGAAGAGAAGGTTCGGGGCTATTAGTAAAAGGTACCACAATTTTAGGTTTTAATGAAGAACAAAGTATTCAAAAGACTTTGCGTAAGCCTGA